TACGAGAAGAAGTCTAAATCCGCCGAGAGCTTCCGTAGCGCATTCGCTAGAGCCCGGAAAGAAGGGCGCGAGACGTTCACGTGGGTAGGGGCGGATGGGAAAAGCCGTAAGTACACGACTGACGTCAAGTAATAAAGAGGCGTTTAGTGGCGACTCAGAAGCATATGGGGCGGTTCAGCCTTTTGAAGAGGCTGACCGCTCAAGTAGGGGATGAGGACACCGCTAGAAAAATCCTCATTGAGCGTGGGCACATGACCAAAAGTGGCCGCCTTACGGTAGAGGGTATGAAACGCGATGCTATGACCGCCGAGGAGCGTGCGAAAGATCGCGCTGTTAAACGGTCAGGAGGCAAGCCTGATGATTATGTGTATGACCCGGCGAAGAATTACGCTCGGAGACGTTAATGGCGATTGATAAAGCTCTCTACGCGGCCCCCATGGGCCTTGCGGCTCTGCCCGAGGCAGAGCCCATCGAGATTGAGATCGTTGATCCGGAGGAGGTAAACATCTCTGGCCCCGGCTTCGATATCAGTATCGGAGAGATGGACGACGTAGACAATTTCGACGCCAACATCGCTGAAGAGATGGATGAGCAGGCGTTGGCAGGCCTTGCCAGCGACCTGCTGGACGACTACGACACGGACCTGACCTCTCGCAAAGAGTGGCTTGATACGTACGTCAAAGGACTGAAACTGCTTGGACTGAAGCACGAGGAGCGTAGCGAGCCTTGGCCCGGTGCGTGTGGCGTGACCCACCCTCTGCTTATGGAGAGTGCGGTCAAGTTCCAGTCTGAGACGATCATGGAGACCTTCCCCGCGATGGGACCGGTGCGGACCAAGATCATCGGCAAAGAAACGCCGGAGAAGGTCGCCGCAGCCGCACGCGTACAAGAGGACATGAACTATCAGCTGACCGAGGTGATGCAGGAGTATCGCCCGGAGCATGAACGCTTGCTGATGAGCCTGTGTCTCTCTGGTAACGCCTTCAAGAAAATTTATTACGATCCCGCGTTGCAGCGTCAGACAGCGCAGTTCATCAGTTCAGAGGACATCGTTGTCCCTTATGGCGCTGCCAACCTTGAGTCTGCTGAGCGTGTGACCCACCGGATGCGTAAGACTCAGAACGATCTGCGCAAGTTGCAGGTCGCTGGGTTCTATCGTGACGTCGATCTGGGCGAACCCCAGCGTGTTCTGGACGAAGTAGAGAAGCAGAAGGCCGTCGATCAGGGCTTTTCTGCCTCAATGGATGACCGATTCCAGATCCTTGAGATGCATGTTGATCTGGATCTGGAAGGTTATGAGGACGAGGATGACGATGGTCATCCTACAGGCATAGCCCTTCCTTATATCGTCACTATCGAGAAAGGCACTTCCACAGTGCTCGCTATCCGGCGCAATTGGTTGCAGGACGACTCGCTCAAGCAGCGTCGGCAGCATTTTGTGCATTACGGCTACATACCCGGGTTCGGGTTCTACTATTTTGGTCTCATCCACCTGATCGGTGGGCACACGCAGGCTGCAACTTCTCTGCTCCGCCAGCTGGTGGACGCAGGCACACTGGCTAACCTCCCCGGCGGCCTCAAGGCCCGTGGGATGCGGGTCAAGAACGACGATACGCCCATCGCCCCGGGCGAGTTCCGTGATGTGGACCTGCCGTCAGGCTCCATCCGCGACAACATCCTGCCGCTTCCTTATAAGGAGCCCAGTCAGACGCTGACCGCGCTGATGGACAGGATTGTCGTCGAGGGCAAGCAGTTCGCGGCGTCCGCAGACCTCAAGATCTCGGATATGTCCTCTCAGTCCCCTGTCGGGACAACGCTGGCGGTGCTTGAGCGTGCGCTCAAGGTGATGTCGGCGGTGCAGGCGCGCATCCACTACACCATGAAGCAGGAGTTCAAGCTCCTTGCTGCCATCATCCGGGACAACACGCCGGAGTCGTACGACTACCAGCCGGATACAGGCCCCTCTGCAGCCAAGCAGGGAGACTACGATCAGGTAGACGTGATCCCTGTGTCCGACCCCAACGCGTCCACCATGGCGCAGCGGGTGGTGCAGTATCAGGCGGTGCTCCAGTTGGCGCAGTCAGCGCCCACTATCTATAACCTCCCCATGCTGCATAGGCAGATGATCGAGACCCTCGGCGTCAAGAACGCTGAGAAGCTCGTGCCGGACGTGTCGGAGGCCAAGCCTCTGGACCCGGTGTCGGAGAACATGGCTGTCCTGATGGGCAAGCCTGTGAAGGCGTTTATGTATCAGGATCACGAAGCGCATCTGCAGGTACATATGGCTGCGATGCAAGATCCGAAGATGGCGGCTGTCATCGGACAGAACCCCAACGCGCAGGCCATCATGGCTGCGGCAAACGCTCACGTCATGGAGCACGTGGCGTTCCAGTACCGCAAAGAGATCGAGAAGCAGCTCGGCGCAAGCCTGCCTCCGCCGCCGGACTTTCTGGGCGATGACGATGAGATCGGGCACCTGCCCGCCGAGGTTGAGGTGCAGCTGTCTCAGCTTGCCGCCGCAGCCGCCGAACGCCTGCTCCAGAAGGACGTCGCAGAAGCACAAGCACAGCAGGCTCAGCAGCAGGCTCAAGACCCGCTGGTGCAGATGCAGCAGATGGACCTGCAGATCAAGAAACAGCTCGCGGACATCCGCGCACAAGAAGTACAGGCAGACGCCGAGATCAAGAAGGCAGATCTGCAGCTACGAGCTATCGAGTCACAGGCTCGCATCGAGAGTTCCGCCAAGAAGAGCGTCACCGACGCCGCTGGTCGCGCAGACGACCTGCAACTGAGAGAGAACCAGCTGCTCGCCCAGACACAACTGGACGCACTCCGACTGCAGTTGGAAGCCGCTACAAAAGCGGACGAAGCAACTATCAGAGAGATTCAGCAACAGCTCGCCGCTATGCGGCTACAGCTGGAGGCTGCAAGCAAGGCTGATGACCTCAGCCTCCGTGAAAACGCCCAGAGCACTATGGAGGGTAATACCGAGTAATGGCTTACAGCAACGCCCTTGAGTACTTGGTTTCCAAGTTCAAAGAGGAGCGCGACACAATAACAGAGCACTTGGCTCGCGGTAACGCGGTCAAGGACTTTGCAGATTACCAGCGCCTTTGTGGAATCGTTCAGGGTCTCGATTTCGCATCGCTAACTATAAATGACCTTGCAAAACGTCTGGAGAACGACGCGGATGAGTAATATCAGCGTAGCGAATACAGTTGAGGAAGCCGACAAGAAAGCCAAGCAACTCCCTGAGCCGAAAGGCTATCGGTTGCTTTGCATGGTGCCGAAAGTCGAGTCAGAGTACGAGAGCGGCATCATCATGGCCGAGGAGACCCGTCGCAATGAGGAGCAGACCACCACGGTGCTGTTCGTCGCGAAGATGGGCGATATGGCCTACAAGGACACCACACGGTTCCCTACCGGCCCGTGGTGTAAAGAGGGCGATTTTGTCCTCGTACGTCCCTATTCCGGGACGCGTATCAGACTCTATGGCACTGAGTGGCGGATCATCAACGATGACACCGTTGAGGCTGTTGTAGAAGACCCACGCGGACTGAGCCGCGCATAAGGAGTTAATCATGCCCGATGAGCAGTACAAGTTTCCCCATGAGCTTGATACGGACGATTCCGTAGACAATGAAATCGAAGTTGAGGTCGTTGACGATACGCCTGAAGAGGATCGCGGGCGTGTGCCGCTGCCTAAGCAGATCGTCGATGAGCTTGAGAACGACGACCTTGAGGAATATTCCGACAAGGTAAAGAAGCGCCTGAGCCAGATGAAGAAAGTCTGGCATGACGAGCGCCGTGAGAAAGAGCGCGCCGCCCGTGAGCGGGAGGAAGCCCTGCGGTTCGCCCAACAGGCTTATGAGGAAAATAAAACCCTGCGTCAAAGGCTGGGTGCTGGAGAGCAAGTTTTCCTGAATGAAGTGGCTAAAGCCGCTTCTCTGGAGCTGGTTGCTGCCAAAGAGAAACTCCGAAGCGCCTATGAGTCCGGCGATGCGGATCTCATTACTGACGCCCAAGAGGCTCTTACGGACGCGAAACTGCGAATTAAAGAGGTGGAAAGATTCCAGCCTTCTTTACAAGCAGAAGAATCAAGTGTACAAAATACATATCAGGTGCAAGCACCGCCCACACAAGTTGTCGATCATAAAGCTGAGGCTTGGCGACAAGAGAATACGTGGTTCGGTGTAGACGAGGAGATGACCGCCCTTGCTCTTGGCCTGCACGAGAAATTGGTCCGGTCGGGTGTCGATCCACGCAGTGACGACTACTACCGACGCGTGAATGAGACGGTTCGTCGGCGCTTCCCCGAAAGGTTTGAAGACGCCGATCCCGTGCGAGAGACGAGGACGACTCGTTCTGCTCCACGCAAGGCAGCTACGGTTGTAGCTCCAGTATCGCGGGGTACCGCGCCGCGTCAGGTCCGCCTGACACCATCGCAAGTTGCGATAGCCAAGAGGCTTGGTTTGACCAACGAAGCGTATGCAAGAGAACTATTGAAGCTGGAGGTCGATAATGGCTGAGAATCGCCTTGGTCGCGAGTTGGAAAGCAGACAGTCCGCTGAGCGTACTCAGATGTGGCGTCCGCCGGAAACCCTCCCGAGCCCTAAGCCGGAATCCGGCTGGGTTTTTAGATGGGTACGGACATCCCTGATGGGAACAGCAGATCCCATGAATACGTCCGCAAAGTTCAGAGAAGGCTGGGAACCTGTGAAGGCAGCCGACTATCCCGAGCTTAATATGTCCGCTAATAGCAGCGGGAATCTTGAGAACGGGGGATTGATTCTGTGCAAGGCCCCGGAAGGGATGATGCAGCAGCGCAGTGAATACTACGCTCGCCAAAATGCAGCCCAGATGGATGCCGTGGACAATAACTTCATGCGTACGAACGACGAGCGGATGCCGCTCTTCAACGAGCGTAAGTCCAACGTCTCATTCGGACGCGGGAATCGAACTTAAATTTGGAGTGACGTATGTCTTATCCCTCTATTGATAAGTCGTATGGCTACAAGCCGGTCAACCTGATCGGCGGACAGGTATTTGCGGGCTCCACCCGTCAGTACCCGATCCAGTATGCCTACAACGTGAATCTGTTCTATGGTGACCCGGTAACGCTTTCGGCTGGCTATGTAGCCACGCAGGCGTCGGCTGTGAACACCACCAACACCGTCATCGGTGTGTTCCTTGGCTGTTCGTACACCAACCCGACCACGAAGCAGAAAGTCTTCGCTCAGTACTGGCCCGCCAGCACTACAGCAGGTGACGCTGTTGCGTATGTAGCTGATGACCCGAACACGGTCTTCCGCGCGGCTGTAACGACTGCCGCAGGCGCTACCACGATTGGTTCGTGCCC